ATTTTGTAAACAGCCATTATGATATTTTATTATAAATATAAAATTATAAAGGAACTACTTTACCTTTTATATCTTGATCTGGGGATTTTATTTCAAATATACTAGGGTCTAATGAAGGATAAATTATTTGATTTTGGGTTGCTGAAGATATGTCATAAGCATATGGGGAGTATCCTAAAAGAGTTCCGGTTTTATTTAAAATATTAATAGATTTAACTGTTTGAACCCCTTTAATTTTATCTAATAAAATATAAAGATTTTTTAACATTATAGGCTGATTTATTTGCCAATTGGATATATTAAAATAATTTTTAAGCTCAGTAATACACGCTAATAAAACTTCATTGTTATTATATTCAGGCAATACTATAATTTCAAAATCTACACCTATATTAATTATAAATGCGTCTCTTATTTCAATATTGTCTCCAATCATTCTATATTGAGACATATATGTTCTTAAGTTATTTTTTAGTGTTTCAGTAGCATAATCTAATTGACCACTACTATTTAAAGATAAAACATATAAATTTAAGGTTTCAATGGTTGAAACTTGATTGTCTGTTAATTTAGGTTGTTCGATATATGTTTTAGAAATTGCACCATAATTTGAAGGCATACTTAAAGCACGGATTAAGTAATCATCAGCTGTAACTGAGCGTTTTTGGGAGGCTATTAATGCAAGAGAATTTTGTCTAATTTCTTCTAAAGATTCAGGGCCTGTTCCTCCACTAGCAGCATCTAAATTAGTAGCTGTTAGTGAATCAAATATGTAATTAGCAGTTGTAGGGTTAAGAGAAGTTTGGGAAAATTTAACATTACTTTTATTCAATATATTTAATGAACCCGCTGAAGAATTAGATGTAACTCCTCCTCCAATTAAATATCTAACAGTTAATGTTGTATTAGAAGGTGCTATACCATAAGTTCCAGTATATAAAAAATTAACAGGAGAATATGCTGCTGTAAGTTTATTTTGAGAAAATGGAAGCCCAATACCTACATTATCTGCATTTGGAGTAATTTCTTCTATAATATCATTAGGAGCCCCAGCACCAAACTGAATTTGGAGGTTTGATAAAGAAGTAAAACGAGTTGCAAAGCGTCTGGCTACTTTTTTAAGCTTTAATAAATATGGAGTGTCTCCATTTACATTAGGGTCATTAATGTTAGTATTTTTGGTAGAATCTAATACCATTTCTTGACCTAAATGATCTACTTCATACCATACATTTCCATCTGAATCAGTTATATCAAGTATTTTAATTATATTATTATCTTGAATATTGATAGTAGTATAAGGTTCTGGGGTGGTAAATGAAAAAGTTAAAGTTTTAATTTCAGCAGAAATTGCTTTTCTTGTTTTTTGTAAAAGAAAATATTGAGGGGAATTTCCTGCTATTTGATAAACTGAAATTTGGGTTAGGTCTTGAGAACTAGAAACTGAAAAGTCCAATTTATCTTGAATTAAGAAGGAAGCACCATTTTGAGAAGTTATAGTTGTATTTTCTCCTACCACTAAAGCATAATCATAATCAGGTATAGCAACAGATGCTGAAATTTTGGAAGGAACTTGTTGATAAAAAGTAATATCAGTTTGAGCTGCTCCTGTTACTTTTGGTTTATATCCAAACATATATGCTAATTCAAAAACATTATTTGTTTGTTGAGCATATTGCATAAATGTTTCTTGAAACTGATTATCTAGATAAAAACTTAAAACATCACCAACATATGCTGCTTGTTCCATAAACATCATCCCTGGGGATGATGGGGAAAAATCATTGTAGGTTTGAGGAAAATATGTTTGAGCATATTCTATTAAACGTGCTCTAAAACTAGAAAAATCTCTATTTATATATTTTATATCTCTATTTACTGTAGCCATGTTTTAAAATTGGAAATTTAATACTCCTGAAATATTAGAATTAGGAATGTAATATTTTAATTGGATTGTAATTGAATTATAATCCTGTTGGTTGGTTAAAACTTCTAAAGAATCTATTTCTACCATAGGAAAAACAGTATTTAATTTACTTTGCATGTAATTTCTAAGTCCATCTACTGTAGGAGGAGAAATTTGATCAAATAAAAATCTCCTTAATCCACCCCCAAAAGATGGATTTAATGGAAGTTCTCCAGGTTCTGTTAAAAAATAGTTTATCATGTTATTTTTAACAGCTTCTTGAGTATTGTAAATAGAAGTAAAAATCCCAGGGTTTGAAAAAGGAATTTGAACCCCTAACCCAATATTTGGATTTAAATTTACAGGAGCAATATATTGGGCATTAAATGCCATTATTTACTATTTAATAAATTCATAATTTGATCCATTCCTACTTCACCAGAACCTAAATTACCATTTACAGGATCACTTACTTGTGGTCTAAATGGAACTTGAGCATCACGTGAGGTAAAACTTAAAGCAGTTTCATTCATAACATCCATATACGCTTTTCTTGTATCCATTACAGGTGGAGTAAAAGTAGGTTTTGGAGTATCTATAGCTTGAATAGATTCTTTTACAATTGTTTTTGGTGAACGAACAGCTTCTAAAAGAATTTCTTTTAATTCTTCTTGAATTACTTCTCGCACCGCTTCTTTAATTAATTTTTTAAAATCTGTACTTTTCATATGATTATAAATATAGGGTTAATCTGCTTTTAAATTATTTTGTTGAATATAAAATACAAGTTCATCAATTAATATCTGATCAATTGAACTAAATGACCATTCTCCTACTAACATTACAACACCTTGTTTGTTTGTTGCTGTTGCTCTTCTACGTTTTAAAGGTTTATCTGTTACTTCGGTTTCAACACCCATTGTAAATCCATTTACATTAGTAACTACTGGGGATAATTGATTAGATTGTTCATTGGTTAATAATATTAATTCATTTGAAATTTGGGCTTGAGCTATTTCTTGGTTAGGAGAAGATTCATTACAAAATTGAATTAAAAGATCTAAAAGATTTAAAAAATCAACAACTTGAGATAAAACACTTCTTAGTAACGTTAAAATTGCTAAAGTAGTAGAATTAACATAAAGTAATTTTTCTACTAAAGAATCTAAAAATTTAAGAGTATCTTGTATTGTAATAATTACGTTTAATGGAATACCAATACCTGGGGGGATTGAAGTTGGGGTTGGGAGTTGGCGGATGGTTTTAATTGTGGGAGAAGCAATTGCTAAAATTTTTTCTGAAATGGTTAAAGCATCGGTGGTTTGGGTAATTACTTTAAGAGTATCATTAAGTTTTTTAACAATCTTATTTTTAGTAGCTATTAATTTATCCATTTCCTCTTTTGTAGGACATGTAATTATGTTTTTTATTTCATCAAAGGCTTCAGCAGGGTTTATTTTTGATTTTTCTATTATTTTTTTTACTTCACTAATACCATATGCAGCTATCAAACCTAATACTAAAGGAATAACTATACCCTTTAAGTCATCTATACTTACATTTAATTTTTTCTGTATTGTAAACTCAAAAGTAACATCTTTAGTAGCATAGTCTTCTACAGTAGAAGGAGGAAATCTTAAAAGATCAGTAATTTCTTTTTTTAAATTAGATTCTGCTGGGTTTAAAGTAATAATACCTAAATTTGGTTTAATATCTCCTACAGATGTATAAGGAACAGTATTAAAAGAACTATATTTTAGTTTAAAAAATTTTAAAGGAAATTTAACAGGATCAAATCCTGTATTTGCTATATCAGGATGTTTTATAGAAAATTCTCCTTTTTTATTTGTTGTATCTTGTTGTAAGAGTTTATTTGTAACTAGAACCCCAGGAATAGGTTCATTAGTGATCTGGTTAACAACAGTTCCTTTAACTTCTTTAAGTTTAATTTTTTTAGGGAACTCAGGAAGAGAGCCAGTATTTGGAAGTTGAGGTATATTAATTCCAATTAAAGATAATACTTGTTGTAAATCAATTTCTATATCTACGGCCATTACTGTACTTTAGTAGTTTGAGATTTTAAACTATTATCATTTAATGTTTTTGTAATATTATCTAATACTATCATGACATTACCCGCGATAGCATTATAAGATGTTACTAATTTTCCTTCAGGGTAATCTCTTTGAACTTGTAAAATAGTTGCTAAATCTTTAATAGCACTTGTTAATTGTTTTAAAGTTTCAATAGTATCATTACCTAATAAAACAGGTTGGGTAGCGTTTTTAGATCCTAATTTAATATCATTAGAACTAATATAGTGAGAAGTTGCATCTACATTTACACTACCATTAGTAGACATACCTATAGATTGTTGAGCACTTAATAATATACTATCAGTTTTAGCATTTATTACTATTCTATCTGAATTTAGTATTACTTGAGGATTCCTATATTGACTAGGAAATATTGGAGGGGTTTTATATGATTGGTATAACTCACTAGCAACTTTAAAAGTATTTAATTGTTGATAAGATGTTAAATATATTGAAGATAAATCACTACTTATATTTTCTACAATAGGAATCCATCCTTCATCATTAACATTAGTAGGTTGTCCATTTCTTACTATAGTGATGGGATCACCATTAGTACCAGCAGTTGACCAATTATTTTGATATTCAGGAGATGGTAATTGGGCTAATGGAATATCTTGGGGAGGTTTAGAAGTACTCCCAAATCTTAAACTATTGCCCCATCTTCCTTGATGTATTATATCTCCAGTAAACGGTAAAATAGGATGAATATCTGATTTTTCTTGAAAGGTTTGTTGGGTTTGATTTGTTGGACTATTTAAATCAATATCAGTTTTTCCATCTTGTTTTTCTTGTTCTTTATATATCTTAATATCAGGATAAGCATTATGATGGGGATGATTCCAAATCCCTGTTGCTGGGAGGTAATAATATGATGAGATGTAAGTATTATTTCCATCCATAAATTTACTAGGGATAGAAATAAGGAATACTACTTCATTTACTAAAGGACAATCATTAATATGAGGAAAAAATGGGTATGCGAATGAATTTGCAGGGGTTGTTCCATCAATATATTGAAAAAATACAGCCCCAATCCCATTCCATTTACCTACATCAGTGTATTTAGGGTGTTTATCATTCAATACCACATCTGTCACCCTAACAGGAATAACAGTGTTAGATAGATTATTTACAATATTAGCAAGACTTTGAACTCCACTATTTCCTCCCCCTGTATTAGATATTGAGTTTACAAATCTAGTACCTATAGAAGTTGCTACACCTTGTTTATAAATTGCCATTAATCTTTTGGATTAAATTTTTTAACTTCGGATAACAATTGTGCCTTTTCTTCTTCGGTCATCCCAAATCCTTCATCTTCAGATTTACCTGTGGCTAAGGCACGTTGAATGATAGTAGCCATTTTAATTAGCTGTTCATCATTTTTAATACCTAGTTCCATGTATTCCTTAATTAAAGGAACTATTAA